CAGAAAGCCGGAGTCTTTGTCTGATAGCGATTTACGGTACTTGATGGGCGTTAATATGCAAACGTTGAAAAGAGGACGAGGAGGCGCGTTTAAGCGATGAGTGATACTAATATGAGAACTCTTATTTTTGAATATAAGCAGTCACTTCGGGCATTGAAAGAAATGAAAGCGGCTATTGAAGTAAAGGAAGAATTAACAGAGCTAGATTTACAGGATAAAACACTAATTAATAGCATGATTAATGAAATGGAATTCGTGATTCAGTGGATGATGTCTGGCCGTTATCCAGATGCAAGACGTGGAGCGGACAGGAGTGGTGCTTATACATTGGACCCGAAGTTACTTGAAGCGGTCGTTCCTAATCGGGCGGTTATTGAAGAGAGAAAGCTGACTGCAGATGAACAGTGGCTGTTGGACGATGTGCTTGGGGATCTAACAAAGAGAGAAAGGGATGTATTTACATTAATCAGAGCAGAAGGATTGTCCTATGAGTACACAGCAGAATTATTAGGAATCAGTAAATCTTCTGTACAAACGTATTTAGAACGAGCAGAACATAAAATTGAAAATCGTAAAAACGGCAGCCTTTTTCTCGTTTCTTGAGAAAAGGCTATTTTTTATTATCTTTCTTGTCGTGCATATGCCCTATTAGTAGGAAGATGCACGACAAAATAATTTAAATTGGTTCAAAGGTAGCAGGAAAATATCTCCTTTTGTCGAAATGTAAGGTGAAGGAGATGATGGAATGAGCTTTGAAAGCCGACTATTACAACGTTTGAGACAAGATTATGTTCAAGATTTAGAAGTAAAAACAAAGCTAGATGAGGCTGAGAATTTTATCAATGATTGTGTTGAGCAATTTGAAGAGAATATTGAAGAATTCATCCCTGTGTCTAGAGGGGAAATTGAGATAGACTACCGTTTAAATGATGAAGAATTCTTTGCTGAAATGGTTATCAAAGAAAACAAATTAGTTTTTAAGCGTAATATTGAAAGCATTGAAATATACACTAGGGCTAGAGGAGAAGTGGAATTTTATAAAATTGATGAACTTATTGCTCCTTCTAGTAGTGAAGCGTGTATAAGTGTGTCAGGCGGATATTTGAATGATTATAAGTTTGATCAGTATTTAGAAAGAGCCTTTGCGGAAGTATTAAACTAATCACAAGCACCCTTCGGGGTGTTTTTTCTATGTCTAAAAATAAAGGGGGATGAGGTGATGAAATAATGTCACGAAAGAAGTTAGGGAATAAGCGGGGGCGGAAAAACAAGTATGATACACATGTTTTTCCGCGTCTTGAAGAGATTGGTCATTGGTGCAGAGAAGGCTTAACAGAAGAGGAAATATGCAAGCGTCTCGGCGTTTCGGTGTCTTCTTTCAACGAATATAAGAATAAATATCCGGAATTATCGGAGTCCTTAAAAGTAAACAAGGCAATTGCTGATTATCGGGTAGAAGATGCCTTGTACATGCGGGCGCTTGGCTATGAATACGAGGAAGAAACGTATGAGGAGTTTGAGATTGAGAGGCCTTATGTAAAAGAAGATGGCACGATTGTCCGGACAGAATTGCGGCTCACCAAAAAGGTGAAGAAGAAGCAGGCTCCAGATACGACAGCTCAAATCTTTTGGCTGAAGAATCGCCGTCCAGATAAGTGGCGAGATAAACAGGACATTGAGCATTCTGGCGAATTAACAAACAACATCGATCTGTCTGGCTTATCGATTGAGGAGTTGAGGAAACTTGCCAACTCTGACAAATGAACAGCGGCAAGCTATAGCCAAACTGGCACAGCAGGAACTAGCGCGCCGCTCATTTCGTGATTATGTGGTCCATGTTCATCGTGGAAATTATACGCATTTCAGACATACTGAATTTATTTGTGAGCATTTAGAGCCGGTTGCTAATGGCGAGCAACGTTTCATCATGATTGAAATGCCGCCGCGTCATGGTAAGTCAATGACGGTGACAGAATCATTCCCCTCTTATTTCATTTCTAAAAATCCAGAAAAACGAGTGATAGCCGCTTCTTACTCTGATTCACTGGCTCGTAAATTCGGCCGGCTGAACCGCCAAAAGGTGGAGGAGTATGGAAGGGCTCTTTTTGATGTGGAGATATCCTCAGTCAATGCCGCTCAAAATAACTGGGGAATTCAAGGAAAACGCGGCGGAATGATTGCTACTGGTATTGGCGGTTCTATCACTGGTGAGGGAGCGGATCTGCTCCTGATCGATGACCCGTTTAAAAATGCTGAGGAAGCCAATTCAAATACCATTCGTGAAAAGGTATGGGCAGAGTGGGAGAGCACCTTATCAACTCGTTTGCATAAAGGAGGCTCTGTCGTTGTCATCATGACCCGCTGGCATGAAGATGACATTATCGGGAGATTGCTTGAACGCTCTCCTTATACATGGCAGCGGCTCCGGCTCCCGGCTATCGCAGAGGATGAAGACGATGCGCTTGGCAGGGAAGTAGGAGAACCGCTTTGTCCAGAACTGGGATTTGATGAAGAATGGGCAGAAAACAAAAAGATTGAAGTTGGTTCCCGTACATGGGCAGCGTTATTTCAACAGCGGCCATCACCTGCAGGCGGGAATATTTTCAATCGTCATTGGTGGAAGTTCTACATGCCGGAAGATTTGCCGCGGATATGGGATAAACAAGCGCAGTCTTGGGACTGTACCTTTAAAGACAGCAAAACTTCTGACTTTGTTGTTGGTCAGGTATGGGGAAAGAAACAAGCGAACTTTTACTTGTTAGACCAGGACAGAAACCGGATGAATCTGCCGGAAACACTGAAGGCAATACGACACATGTCAGAAAAGTGGCCCGATGCAAAAGCAAAGTATGTCGAGGATAAAGCGAATGGGCCTGCTGTCATCCAGATGCTGCAGGATGAAATCAGCGGGTTAATTGCCGTCAATCCGGAAGGCGGTAAAGAAGTGAGAGCAAATGCTGTTTCTCCGCTTGTGGAAGCAGGAAATGTGTATTTGCCACATCCAAGCATTGCACCATGGGTGAATGACTTTATCGAAGAAGCCACCGCTTTTCCGAATGGAAAGCATGATGATATGGTCGATGCTGCTACACAGGCTCTTAATAAGCTGCAGACAGCGAAGAGCAACCCGCTCGACCGTTATAAACGATTAATGGGGAGGAAATAAAAATGCCTGATGAAATGAATGGAAAAATAACTAATTTAGAAGCAGAAATGATGATAGATGAAAGCAAAGAAAAGCTTCCTTACTTGATTGAAAATGCGAAGATAACCTCAAAGTTATTAAAAGCGAGATATGAAAGTTTGATAGCTGAAGGTTTTACAGAAAAACAGGCGTTAGAAATTATATTGACCCGTCCGCTCTATGAATGATTAGCCCGGATATCAGGAAGGTGGTGATTGAATGAAAACCATTGATGCAGCAAAGAAACAAATGCGGAATGACTTTATGGTTGGGCATGGAAAAGGGCATACACAGGACGCGCTAGTCCGGCAGAAGCCTTCTCTTAGAAGGAAGCTGACTGATGAGGAAATCTCCTCTCTGTACGCAAACAACCGTATTGTACAGAACATCATTGATATACCAGCGGAGGATATGACGCGCAGCTGGTTCACGTTGAAGATGCAAGATGTAAAGCTTCGGGATGCCATTATGTCTAAACTTCGGGACCTGAAAGCTCGGGAAGCGTATAAAGAAATGCGGCGGTATGAGCGGCTGAGGGGCGATGGCTTTATCTCTTTAGGTGTCACGCAAGATACTAACTTCAACTTAGCGCAGCCTTTAGATGAAAAAAATCTAAAAAGAGTCGATTATCTTCACGCTTTCTCTGGCATGAAAGTGAATGATTTTCTTTTGAATGAGGATATGTTTAGTCCAACCTTCGGCCAGGTGGAAATGTTTGAGATTAATCGCCGCTCTCGTACAGGTACAATGATTGCTGGTATGGAGAATACGCTTGTGCATGCTTCCAGATTGATTCATGACCAAACAAGGCGATTAGAGGACGAATATAGAGGACAGTCCTTGCTTGAGCCGCTATATGACATCATCACCGTGCTAGATACTTCTTTGTGGTCCGTTGGTCAAATCCTTTATGACTATGCTTTTAAGATTTATAAAAGTGATGGTGTTAAGGACATGAAAGCGGAAGAGAAGCGGGAGCTTGGCACGCTCATGGACTTCATGTTCCGGACAGAGGCACTTGCTATTATTGCTGCTGACGAAGATCTGCGGAAAGAATCCACCAACACAGCTGGCATTAAAGATTTGCTTGATTATGTTTGGGATATGCTTGCAGGCGCCGCTCGGATGCCAAAGACGGTTATCAAAGGGCAGGAAGCCGGCAGGATTGCAGGGGCGCAATACGATGTCATGAACTATTATTCTCGCATTGTAGCAGACCAAGAGAATGAAATGCGGCCACACTTGGAGCGGCTGATTCGTTTGCTGTTGTTATCCTCTGATGAACTTGGCGGCCAGATTGATCCAGATAAAGTTGAGTTTGATATTAGCTTTAATCCTCTTTGGGAAGTGGATGCCAAGACGGATGCGGAGATTAGGAAGTTGATTGCTGAAACGGATGCTATTTATATAACCAATGGCGTGTTGCAAGTAGACGAAGTAAGAGAAGCCCGCTTTGCTCGTTTTGGATTGACTGACCTGCTTAAATACTCCGGTGATTCAGCAGACTTTGAAAAGATGGCGCAGGAAGTTTATGCCGCTTGGAAAGAGCGTGGCAACAATGGCTAGAAAATTGCCTCCTACTCGTTTTCCTGACGCTGTAATGGTTCAGTATTACCGAGACCTGAAAAAGCTAACAGACGAACTGGGAAAGGTTACATTGAGCGTGTTTGATGAACATATTAAACCGCAGATCAAACTTTATCAGACTCGGCAGGATAGCCGCTCCTACTCAGTAGATGGACCGCTTGATATAATCCGTCAGGCTATTGAGCTCATGAAAGGTCTATCCCTTGGCATTTTCTCTTCTAATAAGATTCTGAACACAGCAACCCGCTTTGTTAATTCGATCAATGTATTCAACAAAAAGAACATGCAGGATCAGGGCAGGGTGAGAGGAATCGATCCAACCCAGAACGAACCTTGGCTGGATGAATTCATGCGTACCTCTATCATGGAGAATGTCAGCTACATTAGCACCATTCGGGATGAATACTTTCCGAAGGTTGAGAGCATTGTCTACCAAGGTGTAAAGAATGGCAGCAGTCCGAAAGAGATTCGGGAGCAGCTGGTGCAGCGGATCGGCATGTCAGAGAAGCGGGCAAAGTTTATTGCTCGTGATCAGTCCGGTTCCATTCTCGGTCAGATGACTGCCAAGCGGCATAAGGCAATGGGGGCTGAAAAGTTCAAGTGGAGCACATCAAAGGATGAGCGGGTGCGGGATTCTCATGAGAAGCTGGAGGGCAAAGTTTTTGAGTATGCTAATCCTCCCGCTGTTGGATTGCCCGGGACTGATTACAACTGCAGGTGTGTGGCTATGCCTGTGTTTGAGTAGGGGGAGTAAGTTGGGTTTCTATCGAGTCAACTATATACATGGCGACTATTTTGAAGGTGATTACCATGAAATAGGCATATATGCAGATTTAGAAAAAGCATTTTTAAAAGCTGACGAATTTATAAAAGAAAATACCTTTTACTTTAACAAATATGAACATTTGCTAGTCGAAGAATATGAGTTGGTTACCGATGAATACAAAGTCAGTAATTCGTGGTTAAAAAACGATGAAACAAATTGGGAATGGGAAGAGGAGGAAAGCGAATGAAATATGAAGTGTATAAATCAGTAGGTGAAGTCACTAGAATAACAGAGTATGAGGGCACGCCTCAAGAAATTGCATTACTAATTGCATTGCTTGATAAAGAAGAGAGCGAAATTCCCGGCACTAAACTTGAGGTTACTCCAGAGCAAGAGCATGCGTTTTTGTTGAATAGAATTAAAGGTAGTGTCAATGAAAATTTGCGCCATTTTATGAATAGTGATGCTCCTTCATTGGCTCCTCTAAACGCGTTTGAACCTGAAGATTTCCTTGCTCTGTTAAGAGGATTTTATGTAGTGAAAAAAGAAGGTGAATCTAATGGATGACAAAACAGCCAAAAGCATTGATAGATCATTAAAGAGCATTGCTGCTTCTCTTGAGAGGATGTCAAAGAATCGCCCAACAGTAGTTTGTGATCCGACTATTAATATCTCTGGGGGACCGAGTGAAGTGAAAGAAGCAATTAGAAAAGAACTTGAGAAAACTTTTGAGCAATTACGTTTAACAGACTTCCGACAAGGATAGTCTTTTTTATTGTCTGAAAGGGGATCGCTCATGAAGAAAATGAAAAAGACACCGGCAGAACTCTTTGAGGCCTATCAGAGAAAGCTACAGGAGTTTTCTCAAGGTACTCTTATCGCTGATGATGCAGAGTTCGTTAAAATGCTTGCTTTCAGAGAAGTGCTAGTGGCAGCAGAACTGGAACAATTAAAAGACTTTCACAAAAAAGAAATAGCAGACATTCGGCGTAGTCTCTTCGAAAAGAATAAACAGAATGAGAAACGTAAAAGGAGGTGAGAACATGAAAGATTGGGAACTGAGCACTATGGAAGAGCTTGAACAGGCATTTGAGCAAGCGATGGCAGCAGAAGCGGGCCTTGGAGTATTCGTTGAAATGCCAGGATTTGATTATCCAGAACTTATCACCAATCCTCCTGGGAACTTGGAGAAAAAGCTTGCATATTACAAAGCGACTTATGACGAGAACCTTAATCATAAACACGCTAAGGGTGTTTGCATTATAGGTTACACGCTGTAAGTCGAATAGCCGCAAGAAGGGGGTGAGGATGTGTGAAGAATCAACGCTTTGACAGAGCATTTATTACGGATTATGACGAAACGCCAGAGGGTTATTTAACGGTCACCGTGCCGATTACCCGCCCTGGCGTTTTTCCATATCAGCGGCAAGACGGAACTATCCAGATGGAAGCCAAGCTGCCTGATGAAATATTCAGCGACAGAACCATCCGCTCGGCCCGATCTAAGCCAGTGACAGACGATCATCCCAATGAGCCGGTTACGTTGAAAAACTATAACCGCTATGCAAAAGGAATGTCTCATACTGATGCAACTGTCCGAAATTTAAAGCTTTACGTATCCATGACGATCACTGATGAAGCATTAATCCAGAAGATTCGGGATGGTAAAAGGGAAATCAGCATTGGTTTTCTGTCGGATGTAGTTGCTGAACAGGGTTCCTATAACGGTGATGCTTATCAGTTTGTTCAAAGGAATTTAGAAATTAACCATATAGCCATTGTAGACAAGGGAAGAGCGGGGCCGGAAGTAGCCATTCGCAATGACTCGGATGCATGGCAGATTGAAAATGAGGGAGGAAAAGGAAACATGCCAACATACAAAATTGACGGTAAAGATTATGAAGTAGATCCAATGATTAAGGCGCGGCTTGATACGCTCCATGCTCAGTTAGATGCTGCTTCTACGAAAGTGAAAGAGTTTGACACGTTGCAAGGCCGATTCGATGCACAAGAAGCCAAGCTTCAAAAGGCAGAAGCTGATCTGCAAGAAGCGCAAAAACAACAGCTGTCCGCTGATGAACTGGATAAGAAAGTAGAAGCTCGCGTGCAGTTGATTAGTGGTGCCAAAACAATGCTTGGTGATTCATTCGACTTCACTGGAAAGTCAGAGCGCGAGATCAAGGAAGCGGTCATTCAGAAGGCGAAGCCGGACTTTAAAGGTGATGGCAAGTCTGATGACTATGTGAATGCCTTTTATGATGCAACGATTGGTCAGGTCAAACAAGAAGGATTCTCTTCCACTGGCGCCAATCATTTATTCTCAGGTGACGGAGCAGCTGCTACTAACAAACAACTCGCTGAAATGAGATCACAACGCTTAAACATGAATCAATCTAAATAAGGAGGGCGTTTTATATGCCAATCACACAATATGACAAATATATGCCGGAAGCTGGCCGACCAGGAGCGCTTGCGAATTATCAGGACTATAGCGCAGATACAAAAGCGGCCGAAGAGGTTATTCCGTTTGGTGCCGCTGTACAGCTTGGAACAGATGGGGAAGGAGTTACACAAGTAAAAGCTGCAGGAAAGCCGTATGGAATTGCTATGGCAACAGAGGTTCACGATTGGATTAACAACGCCGATGACCAACATTACAAGAAATACAAGCCTGTTACCGTCATTCGCAAAGGTGTTGTCTGGGTGAATGCAGGAGAAGACGTACTAACAGGAGAAGCGGCTGCTGTTGATCCGACAACAGGCAAATTCGTTGGGGCAGATGCTGCAGGAGCGATTGCTTTTCCGACTGCCGTATTTAAATCGAAAGCCGCTACAGGCTCATTAGTACAAGTAGAAATCAACTTACCATAAGAGGAGTGAAGAGGAATGAATGGGATGCAATTTAGACAAGATGCATTGATCCGTCCAGAGGATCTACAAGCAATTGACCGTGTAGTTTATGAACCAAAGAAAGAGGAATTGATTGGCCGCTCGCTTTTTAGTGTGAAAAGCGATGTGCCACCAGCTGCAGAAACATATGGATATGATGTGATTACTCGTTCTGGGTCTGCGAAAATTCTTGCGCCGGGTGCCGATGATATTCCACTCGTTGATGCTGATAAGCGCCGTAAGAAAGTGGATATCTACTCGATTGTTACGGCTATTCGTTACAGCATCACTGAATTACGTCAGGCGCAAATGGCAGGCATTCCTGTTGATTCAGCGAAAGCAGAGTGGGCTCGCCGCGCCATTGCAGAAAAGGAAAACCGAATCATCTGGCATGGAGATAAGAAATATAATATTCCGGGTGTTGTAAATGCAGAGGGCATTCAGACACTTGCTGTTGACAGTGGAGCTGGCGGCTCAGCAAAGTGGAAGGATAAAACAGGCCGTGAAATCGTAGATGATATTCGCAAGGCACGCTCACTAGTGAACCGCCTGCCTGGTCACAAAGCGAACACGCTTGTTTTAACTCCAGGGGGCATGGAAGCATTAGAAAGAGAATACAACGCCAATACAGATAAAACAGTAATGGAATATATCCGTAGTCAAGGTTGGTTCTCTAATATCGTGGCCACATCTGATCTTGAAGGACAAGGGGATGCAGGAACAGACTGCTTCTTGGTGCTAGACAACTCATCTTCTGTTATTCAGATTTTGATCACAATGGATATTGTCCGTCATCCGGAAGAATACAAGTTTCCTAACTACAAGGTGCCATTCGAGGAGCGCTTAGGCGGTGCGGTTGTCCGTTATCCTATGGCTATTGTGAGAGGGGATGGAATCTGATGTTAGTCCATAACAAAGGTAAATTCGTTCGTCATGCAGCAGACGTTACGCTTGTGCCGGGTGCTAACCAAGTAGATCCGGAAGACTTTAAAAAATTCAGTGGCAACGCCATTATGAAAACGCTCATTGAAAAAGGCGAGATTGTGCCACAAAAGAGCCTGAAAGAAATGAATGTTGAAGAAGCGGTGGAGCTTGTGAAGGACACCTTCTCTCTTAGCCTCTTAGAAGAAATGCAGACGGGAGAGAAAAGAAAGACTGTTCTTGATGTCATTGCTGATCAGGTAGCGCATATCAAAGGCGAAGATAGCGAAGAAGAATAATTCGGAGGTGAAACAGGATGTTAGTTCATAACAAAGGCGAGCACGCACGGCATATCGGAGTGTATTTGAATCCAGGTACGAATGAGCTGTCTGAAGAAGAGGCGGCTAAATTCACGAAAGTGTATGAGAATCCACGGCTTCAGCATTTAATGTCCGATATTGAAGTTGTAAAAGAGAATGAAGATGAATCTTCTTCTGCTTTTGCTAAATTGACAGCAGATAAAGCGATTGAACTAGTTAAGGCCACGTCTGAAATTGCTCTTTTAGAAGAGTTTAGAGCGGATGAAGTCAGCAATAACAACCGAAAAACTGTTCTCAAGGCTATTGATAGTCAAGTAGAGGTGTTAAACCAGCCGCATGATGAAGAACCTTTCATTGATGGGCAGGAGTGATGGTTATGGCAACTACATCACTTGAACGTATTAGAGCAACCGCTTCTCACTTAGCAGCAGTTTCAGACACTACCCTTACGCTGCTCATTGAGGATGCAGCCCTTGAAGTATCCAAGTTAAATGCTCCAGAGGAATACCAAGAGCGGCTAATCCGGTATCTGACGATTCATCTTGCTTCGATTAGTCCTAAAGTGGTGCTGAAAGAAAAACTGGCTGACCTTGAAAAAACATACGCAAATGCAGGGGCGTCTGGCGGTCTCTTGTCCACTCCTTACGGCGCTGAATACCAAAGGCTTCTGGATGAATTGGAAGTGCCAGAGAAGAAAAAAACGCTAAATCTGACGGTGCTTTAACATGGTTAGGAATCGAAGCGGTGTCACTGTCACCATGAATGAGGATAATTTGGACAGGCTAGAAAGGATATTTGCTGATTTAAACAGCTATGCGGTAGAAGTGGGTATCTTTGCTGCAGATGATTCTTTCTATGCCATGCTCGCCAATGTGCATGAATTCGGGATCACAATCACGCCAAAGAATGGGAGATACTTAACGATCCCTGTTAGTCCTGAGTCTCATGGGAAAAGAGCCGGTGATTTCCCTAACTTGTTCCGCCCGCATGGCACCAATGTGTTAGCTGTTCCAAAGGGCCGGAATGACTTCGAAGTGCTTTTTGTGCTTGTGGAGTCTGTAACGATTCCTGAACGCTCGTTTGTCCGTTCCACTTTTGATGAAAAAGAGGAAACGTGGAGCGAGTTTTTAAAGCGGCAGCTGAACTTAGTTCTCAGTGGCCAGATCAGTGTTGAGGATATGTTCAACCGTATGGGGGCCATAGCAGCAGCGGATATCCAAGAAAAGATGGCTAATAGTTCTCCAGCAAATGCAGGGGCAACTATCAGCGCCAAGCGTTCTTCCAATCCGCTTATTGATACTGGCGGGCTTCGGCAGAGGGTTACATGGAAAGTGGTGAGACGCAATGCCTGAGAAAATGATATTTAGCCCGATGGTTATAGAGAATGGGATGCCTTTCACTGCTTTTCAAAAGCCGATTGATGAGGAAGGACATTATGAAAATGGTGATTGGATAGAACCGCAGCCTATTCCTGTTCCAGCATTTGGTGTTATTTTGCCATTCTCCGATGATGATCTTCGCTATTCGGAAGCGGGCACCTATTCTACAAAGGATCGCAAGCTCTATACAATCGAGCCGCTTAAAGAGGGGCAAAAAATCGAATATAAAGGCATCCCGTACACGGTCCAGCAGTTCAAGGACTATACAGATTACGCGGATGTCTTTATTTATGTGGCGAGGTGGGCAGGGAATGAAAACAGCCATCCTTAAAGAAATGATCGGCCGTATCCAAGAGGATAACGGCTTTTTAATCGTGAAGGCAGATCAAGAAGGCGCCAAGGTGCCGCCGCTTCCCTATGCCACTTATAAAGTGACTTCTCCTTATATCAAAGGGAGAGGCCGCGGAGCATTTACTCAGTTTGTCGATGAGGGGAGCGGGGCCGCTTATGAAAAGTTCACCGAGCAGCCGCTGACAACGATCTCTTTTAACGTGTTTGCAGATGATGTAGACGAAGCGAGGGAGCTGGCTATTCAGTTAAGAAACTGGTTCACCTTCGCTGGTACGCCTTATCTGCAAGATAGGGATATCGTTGTCCGCTCTGCCGGCAATGTGGAAAATCGGACCACTCACCTTATTGATCATTATGAATACAAGCATGGATTTGATGTGCAGCTGCGGACAGAGGAAGAACAGGTTCGCTTGATGACAGAATCCATAGAAACTATTGAAATAGGAGGATAACCATATGCCATTACAAGATGTCAACGTAACGATTGATATCACTAAACCGGCTGAGTATGTAGGGTTTGGCAAGCCGCTGATTCTCGCAGAAAAGACCGGACCTTTAGAAACGCCATTTAAGAATTATAAGAGTTTAACAGATGTAGCGGTGGACTTTCCGGAAAGCACCAAAGCTTATGCGAAAGCAAAAGCGGTATTCGATCAAGAGCATCGTCCTGTTTCTCTTTCAATTGCTGCGTACGATCCAGCTGCCGCTGATGGTGTTAACACGCCTGTCGGTATTTTAGAGAAGTATTACGACAATGACTGGGTCTTTGTTATTGCTGCTGATGCCGAGTTGTCTGAGAGAGTAGCTATTGCTGATTTCGTGGAAACGAAGCGATATAAATTCTTTGTCACAACAGCTGCTACCGCTTCCGATCGTACAGCCTTTAAAACAAAAGAGTATGAGCGTACCATTGTTTTCTATCACACGAAAGATGATGAACATCCGGATGCGGCCCTTGTTGGCGAAGTAGCTAATCAAACTGTTGGGAAAGTGACATGGAAATTCAAGACACTTACAGGGATTACACCGATTGATATTCAGCCGGATGAATTAACACCTATTCATAAGGATGGTGCCATTGCTTATGTAACGAAAGCAGGCAAGCCTCAGACAAGTGAAGGCATCGTGGTGAGTGGTGAATACATCGATGTGATGCACGGAAAAGATTGGGTGAAATTTAGCATGGAAATGGAGATTCAGACTGCTCTCTCTAATGCTCCGAAAGTTCCTTATTCCAACGAAGGGATCAGCTTATTTGAGGGAGCTTCTACAACAGTCCTTCAAACTGCCACAGCACAAGGCATCATCGATAAAGACGATGCTGGCAATCCGATGTATACCATTGTTGCGAAGCCGCGCAGTGAAATGCCAGAAGAGGAGAGAAAAGGACGTAAATATAGCGGTCTTTCTTTCTCTTATAAACCGGAAGGCGCGATTCATGAGGGAGACATCAAGGGAGAAATTTTTAAATAAGGAGGCTAACCAATTATGGGTTCATATGATCCAAAGAAATGTACCGTCAATGTAGGCGGTCGCTTTATTACTGGCTTTGATGAAGGCACTATGGTCTCTTCAGAAAGGGATGAAGATTTTTTCTCTGAAAAGACAGATGCACAAGGGGAGCCGATTGTTACCGAAACACATAATCCGTTTGGAACAATTACTATCACCTTGTCTCAGACTTCACCATCCTTGCCTTACATGAATGACCTAGCCAGATCAAGAAAGGAATTTCCAGTCTGGGTAAACTATAACGGGGAACCAAAGGAAAAAAGCGGTGGTACCCGAGCTCGTGCTAAAAAGCCTGCCGGCAAAGAGTACGGGGATGAAGCGGGTTCTCGGGAATTTGAAATCAAGGTATTTGATTACACGGATCAAGAGTAATTATGCGTCCGCGTAATAAACGTAACCGAAAAAATAAAAAATTGAACAATCAAACGAAGCGGTCAAACAAGGCCGCTTCTTTATTATTTCATTACAAGGGAGAGATTTTTAAAATGGCTAAAATCGGTACTCAAAAACAAGTAACAGTTGAAGGTGTAGATTATACATTACAACATCCAGGCAATCGTGAATTTACACGTATTCAAGACCGAGCTCAAACAGATCAAGGTACATTTTCCTCAGAAAAATGGGCTGACGAAATAATGAAACATGTAGTCGTTGAGCCTAAAGTATCCTGGGAATATTTCGATGAACACGATGGCTTTGATGAAGTAATCAAAGAAGCTACTACCTTTCTTAGAACAGGAAAATAAGGGGAAGGATTTAACCGCATATCGGGCGCGAGTAAATGATGAATGGTATTTCTGGCGCCCGATCGTTTTAAAGGTGGTTTCTTATACAGAAGCCATAGAAATGTCTCGTGATCAATTAAACATGCTAAATGTGGCTATTGATATACAAGCAGAGAAAGAGAACCAAGCAATGAAAAGCAAAAAGAAATAACCAAACTACACTTTGAGAAAGGAGGGGGACCATGGAGAATTTACGCGATATGGCTATTCGGATTGCCATGGATGCAGACAGTGATCC